TTTCTCACGGTCTTATAAATGAAGATGGATATCACACGTGCCCTTCTATTGATGGGAACTGTGGTGGAGTCGTTGTTAACCAAGATGGTTTTGTTGTTGGCTTTCACCAAGCTGGCTCTAAGTCTGTTAACAAATGTATTCCTCTGACTGAGGCTCTTATTAAGAGCCTTAAGTCGGATTTTTAACTTCCCCCATGGTACCTGCAGGTTGGATTTCCGAGATGTTGCCGCCACCCCCTAATTTAGAGAAAATGAAAACTTATATCTCTATGGTGAGCAACAAAACAATAGAAGATGCACACGAGCGAACCTTTAATGGTGAACGCGTGTACCCATCTGACCTCGACATCCAATATATTCAACCTGCGTACATCCAAAGGATAGGCAAAATTTCTAAGTTTGTTACTCTGAAGAATCGAAAGCACATGTCTCAAAACATTGCTGATTTTGAACTTCAGGAAACTAGCCTAGCCGATGGAACATGGGGTCTTACCGAGCCCAACAAGGCAGCTTATTATAAGAACCTTGGCAAGCTTAATAAGGCCGAGCACATAAATTTCTCCGATCAAGCCGCACAATTTGCGACTATGTGCATGGAACGTCAGTTCTATGATCATTTGAAAAATTCTCGAATCGAATCTACTGAGAAATCTCTCAAAAGGCACGATAGGAAAACTTCCCCTGGTCCACCATTTTCTTTTAGTGGAACTCATAAAACCAAGGATACCCTTTTAGAGGATCCAATCTTTTTAAAGATGGTTGATGAAGGTTGGGAACATCTTCATGAAGATGATTATTATTTTCTGTGTGGAACTGCTTTGAAAGAAGAAGTTCGTCCTGAGGTGAAGCTGATTGAGAACAAACAGCGTATTTTTATACCTGGTGCTGCCGATTTTGTTACTTTAACTAATCGACTATGCGGTGTGTTCAATGACAAGTTTACAGCTTGTCATTTAAAAACTGCTTCTGCTGTTGGGATAAATCCCTTTGAGGGTGGTTGGCAACGTGTTAGAGACCGTTTATCTAAATACGTAAGTGTGGTGAATATGATTTTTCTGATTATGACTCATCCCTTGGCGTTTATAAGATGTTAGTGGTGTGTGCTTTCCGGTTTAAATGCTATGCTCCTGAGGAACAAACTTGGGATAATTGGCACCGGTTATTGAACTGCTATAAAAATCTTATCTGGTCTGTATGCGTCACTGTTGATGGTACTCTTATCATCAAACCTGGAGGTAATCCTTCCGGTGGTGCAAACACTGTTGTTGACAATACGTTAATTAATTATTGGTCTCTAGCTTATGCGTGGTATCAAACTGTTTCTGATGAATATAAAAATTATGAATCCTTTGATAACCTTGTCACTCCTGTTCTTTATGGTGATGACAATTCTAATTGCGTAGCAGATGAAATATCTGACCAGTTTACACCCGCTGCTTATTGCGA